TCAGATGCGATCCACGAGATGGTGTTGTCGACCACCGCGTCGCCGATGTTGCTGGGCCACGACGGCTCCACCGATCCGCTCTTGAGGATCGGCTCGGCCTCCCACACCAGGCGCGAGATGCTGACCGCCTCCCAGATAACCTCGTTGTCGGTCACCTGCTGACCGAGGGTGGGCGGCCACAGCGGCTCGCTGCTGCCGCTGAATCCGGCCTCGGACTGCACGGCTCGATACTGCAGGCCTGCGCCGCCGGGGGAGACGTAGTTCCACGAGACGTTGTCGAGCAGGATCTCGGTCACGCCGCCGACGCCGCCGTTGAAGCTCACGCTCGGCCGCACGCCGGCAGCGTTCGGCGGCGCACTTGCGGTGCAAGAGATGACGCGATAGCCGCCGACGTCGTTGAGCGCCTTCGCCCCCGGCGAGGTCGAGATGATGGTCCCGCTCTGGTCGTACCAGATGAGGAACACGCGGCAGCCGCCGTTGTTCCCCGGGCTGGAGATGATGCGCGCCATCGCCTGCGCAGTGATCTGCTGGCCGGGCTTGACCGGGAACAGGGCAGATGTGGCGAGCAGGCCCTCGCCGGTGGGGATCGGGTTGTTGACGCAGGTGAAGCGAATGCAGCCGGGGGACTGATACCCGCCAGTGGCCGACCATACCAGCGTGGCGTCGGCGTGGTATTCGTTGAGCACCCAGCCGTCGGCGTCGGCGTCGAAACCGCCGTTCGAGACCTGGACAGGGCCCGGGGGCAGCGTGGTCCGTGGCACGACGAGCGAGCCAGGCGGGTACAGCTTTCCAGGTTCCCACTTCGGCGTAGCCATCAAACTCTCCGAAGATCAATGCCCTCGTTTCGCAGGACGTTGCCGCCGCTGCCGCCCGGGTTATTGTACCTGGGAGGCACCGCCGGGGGCGGCTGCTGCGGGCCGGTGCTGGGCGGCTCGACGTCGGCCTCCTCGATGACGATGGCACCCTCCTCGGCGATCCACTTGGGCTCGGTCGCGCCGCTGCGCGGAGGCGACCCATCGGCCTCGACCAGCACGTACCGGTAGCCGTTGAACGTGGACGGCTCGACCTTGTCGCCGACCTGGTACTCCTTGCCCGCCTCCCACACCGGGTCGGCCGGGTTGAGGCGTTGCGCGGTGAAGGTGATGCCGGTGGGCGACGTCGCGACCACCGGGTCGTTGAGCATGTACACCTTGTTGGGCTGCCAGGTCGATGCGCCGACGGTGAGCACCCAGTAGTGGTATGCCTCGTCGGGCGAATCGCTCCACTCGGCGACGACGTACAGGCCGCCCATGAGCGGCTCAGCCTTCCAGATGCGCACCAGCTCCGGCGGATCCGCCGGGTCTGGGTCAGGGTGGCTCAGCACGTTGAGGTTGTACCCGGGAGGCATCGGGCCGACGGCCGAGGACGCGAACACCTGGAAGACGCCGTTGAACAGGGCGAGCCCGATGGTGCCGGCCGGCAGCTGCGCGGAGACCGCACTGCCCGGGCGCGGATCGATGGTGCGCGCGGCCGTGACCCGGCCGTTGACCAGGTCGTAGAGCGATTCCGGCGAGGCGCCGCCCTTCGAGCGGAGCCTCGTGATGCCGGCCTGGACTGCGCTTAGGGTCGCGGTCGCCATGCTCAGAGGTCCTCGATGAACCCGTCACGCGGGCGCGGCGGATTCGCCGGAGGCTCGTACGGGTCGCCCGGGATGTAGCGACGGGTGTGGTGCTCGCCGGCGATGATGTCGCCCAGACGCGATCGCACCAGCGCATGGGTGAGCTGCGCGTTCTCCTGCCGGAAGTGCTCCTGCCCCACCGCCAGCGCCTGAAGGAACACCAGATCGGCGTCGATGGTGGTGTAGTCGCTGTCGTCCTCGAACGGCTGCAGCTCGAACTTCGCCTTCACCCGCAGGTATCCAGCGCGGCTGTCCGGCGCGGGGAAGATCTCGATGCACTGCCGGAACTCGTAGCGGTACGGCCAGCTCTCGCGCACGCCGCCGTTGTACAGCAGCGGGTTGATCCCGGCCGCCAGCTCGCGCCAGCGCTCGGTCGTGCAGTCGTCGCCCTCGGTGACGTAGACGCCCTCGATCAGCTCCGGCACGAATCGGTGCGCGCACTCGCCCTCGTTCTGCGCGAAGTCGTAGAAGCGAACGCCCTCCTGCAGCGGCCAGTAGAAGAACCGGCTCTGCCGGAAGCTCGCCGCCTTCTGGTACAGGAACCGCTGCGCCTCCTTGAGGAAATCTCGGGCCAGGAACTGGATGCTCGGCGGGCTGCGGCGCATGTAGTCGCCCAGCTGCTTCTCTGCCTGGTCGAGGTAGAGCTTCGCGTCCGGCTTGTTGTAGTGGGCCTTCAGCTGCCCGAGCGCGTGCGCGAACACCAGCGGGTAGTCCAGCACGTTGACGTCGGTATCTTCCTCCATGCGCGGAGGCTGTGCTCCTTCCTGGTCAAGCTCCAGGCGACGCCACAGCAGCTGCTGCGACTCGTTGACCACGGCGTCGATCAGGGAGAGCATCCCCGCCGGCGGGTTCGCCGCGTTGGCGGCGTAGCCCATGCGGATCATCAGCTCGGTGCGGAAGTCGAACAGCGTACGCACCTCCGCGGCGCCCAGCGGGTCCACGAACCCCAGGCGGCGGATCAGGCGCGAGGCCAGGTTGCCGAGCGTGTCGATGTTGCGCGTGCCGGTCTGGGGGTCGCAGCTGCAGTTGTAGCTGCACTCCTCGACGGGCGCTGCGGGCGTCACGCTGATATTCAGCCCGTACCAGCCGGTGGAGAAGGTGCTGTCCGCCGCTCCCGCCAGGATCAGGCGCATGGGTGCCGATGCGGCGAACGAGAAGTCCACGGGGACGCCTTTCGGCAGCTGCACTGATTCCAGCACGACGTCAGCGGCAGTATCGACCAGGTTCAGGAATACCGTCGGCTCCGGGGAAGCAGCGTTGGTCTGCACGACGCTTCCCGCCACGACATCGCCAGGCGCAGGAGCCGCGCCCGTGTAGTTGATCCCGAAATACCCCGTCGTCCCCGGGCCTACGCTGACGGCGTAGCTGCTGCCGTCCCATGATGACGGCGGCGAGCCGGTGCCATCGGCCCACAGGGTGGGATCGAGCAGCAGGTTAGCCACGGACCACCTCCAGCACGTCATCGACCGTGATTGCATCCATGGACTCGCGCGCGATGCAGTAGCGCCGGTCCCAATACGGGGCGCAATGCGGCCAGTTCGCCGGCACGCCGTGCAGCGCGATCACCCGCGGGCAGCCGAGCGCGTCGGCCATGTGCGCGGTGCCGGTGTCGGGGCAGATGACGGTGTCGGCGATGTTCAGGCAGCGCATCCACTCGGCCCGGTCCGCGTCGCCATCGACGTACAGCGCGCCAGGGATCGCGTCGCGCAGCGCCTCCCAGCGCTCCTGCGGCCATTGCTTCTCAGGGGCCCGCACCGCCGGTGCAATCACGATGTGCCGCTTGTCGGCCTCCGGCGCCAGCCTATGCCGAACCGGAGCGCGGCCCGTCGATTCCAGCCACGCATCCGTCGTGTGGCGCCCGCGGCGCATGGCGGGGTAGGTGCGCTCGCGCGCTGGCGGTGCCACTTCGGGGTCGATCCATTCCACAGGCGCGCCCGGGACACGATGACGGGTCACCACAGCGTCGCCCGCACGCATGGCCGGAAGCGCCATCAGCACGTCCCCGAGGTGCATCGTGGACAGGTCGAAGATCATCACTCCTCCTCGGGGATCACAGCGCCCAGCCTGCGCAGAGCTGACTCCAGCGTCTGGATGCGGAGCTGTTGCCTGTGCGCCCGCTCCTCGGCGAGGCGCCTTGCCTTCGTCTCCTCCTCCAGGAGCGCATGCACCTGGACCAGACTGACCTCCAGGGACTCGATGCGCTTCCTGAGCCCTTCGAGCAGCGCGGCGTTCGCTCCGGCCTCTGCGACGTCACCCTTGCGGCGAAGCAGGGACCACCACACCTCGCGGGTGAGCCACAGGACCACGCCGCCACCGAGGATCAATTCTGTTGCGCCCACACCTTCCATTCGCTGCTCGCCTTACAAAAAGGCCCGGCAGGTTGCCCAGCCGGGCCTGTACTCGGGGACGGAGAGAGGACGCCCCCGCTTACTCGACGCCGTCGCCGCGCTGGGCCGACATCGTGTCGGTGCGGGTGCTGCCGCGCGTGCCGCGGCCGACGACAGGGGCCTTGATGCCGAGGTAGTCGGCGAGCTGGCGAGCGTTCGCGAACTGCGCGAGGACGTGCCTCTCCTGCTTGCGCCCGTAGACGCGCAGCAGGCGATTCAGCTCATCGCTCGCGTCGCCGATCAGCGGACGCTTCAGCTCCGAGCCCTCGACGACCTCGATGTTCTCCTCGCCGTGGATCGCCACGAGGATGTCGATCTCGTGCTCGAACACGCGCCTCGGGATCACGGTCAGCTCGTTCATGCGGACCAGCACGCGCACCGAGGTGACCTCGGGGCCGCTCGGCTCCAGGTCCTCTCGATCGGCCGGCGGCTTCGGGCCGAGCGAAGGCGCAGCGTCCTTGGGGGCGCGGACAGCTTCCGCGATCTCCTTGGGGCTCAGCTTCACCTTCTCGTTGGTCGGCTCGTCCGCGGCCGCGTTCTTCTTCGTGGTCTTGGTGGTCTTGGTCACGTTGCACCTCTCTCTTGAAGGAGGGGCGTGCAGGATTACTGCACGCCCTCGATGTGGACGACGACGTCCGAGCCGCCGCCGTCCGCGGTGGTGATGAACGCGCGGAGCCAGCGCGGCAGGTCTTCCAGCTCGATGAGGTGCTCCGACGACGAGTCCAGCTCCAGCACGTCGGTCCAGCCGTCGTCCTCGTAGTCGGGCGGGTTCATGTCCGTGGTGCCGCGCTCCTCGGTGCCGTGACCGTCATGGCCCTGCAGGGTGATGACGGCCGTATCCGGCAGGACCGGGATATGGAGCTTGGCCTCGCGGCCGGCGCCACCGCCGTGCGGGGTGCGGCCCAGGAAGACCGGGTCCGCGCCGAGGGTGGACTCGTCCGTGGTCGCCGTCTTGACGTCGATGGTGATGGTCTTGATGTTCGACATGGCAGTGATCTCTTGTGGGCGGCGGGGAGGGGCCTACGCAGGGCAGGCCCCTCGATGCGTCAGCTGATCCAGAGGACCGCGTTCGCGTTCCGCTTGTTGGTGGTCAGGCGGTACTTGCTCGTCACCGCCCAGTAGAACACGTACCGGTCGTACATGCGCGGCGGCTTGCGGTTGACCATCCAGTGGCCCGGGAGCGGGCGCAGCTTGATGGTCTTGCTGTTGAGGAAGTAGCACCGCTTCGACCACGCCGGCGAGATCGGGCCGAACAGGTTGTCGATCTCGTCGAAGGTCGGGTCGTACTCCACCAGCACGCCCTTGAAGTACAGGTCGCTGGTGCCGCCGTCGACCTTCGGGCCGCCGTTGCCGCCTTCGCGGATGGTGATCTGGCGCTGGTTGGTGGCGTTCACCGCATCGCGGTAGGCGTCGTAGAACGCGCCGCCGCAGATGATCTTGTCCGGCGCCGACTTCTTGCCGTAGCGGGTGCAGTCACGCCAGGTCTCCTCCATCTCGGTGATGAGGATGGAGGGGGTGTACGTGCCGCCCGGCGACAGAGCGATGGGGCCGTTGACGTTGTTCTGCCACCAGCTGGCGTTGGCGGCGTTGATGCCGCCGACCGTGGTGCTGGACGGGGAGGTGCTGACCAGAAGGTCCAGGCCCTGGGCCGCCTTCGGGTCCTGCGAACCGTCGAGCAGCATCTCCAGGTTGAACTGCTCCTGCACACCCTCGCGGAGGACGTCGAAGTTCTCGGTGAGCAGGTTGTAGATCTGGATCTTCTCGGCGCCCGTCGCGACGGCGTTGCGGTCGTCGGTCAGGATGATGCCGTTGGCGGCCAGCTCGTCCTCGTTGAGCATGAAGCCGTCGTGGAAGTTGAACCACGCGAACTTGGCCAGGCGCACCGTGTCACGACGGTTGTAGTCGACCTGGTCGTCGCCGTAGTAGTTCTGGTAGTTCGAGTCGTAGCCGACACGAACCTTCTCGTTGAAGTACTGGTTGCCGCCGATGGCTTCCTTCTTGTTGGCGATGAGCCACTTCAGGAACGGCTTTTCGTACCCGATCTGGTCGACCGGGTTGTCGCGGCTGTAGACTTCGAGCTGTCGGTTCGCACCTGCGGCGAACTGCGCCGGGGTCATGGGCATGTTGGCGATCTCGCGAAAGAGGTAGGAGGCTTCACTACCCGCCGCGAGGACACGACCCCTCGTATTCCGTGCTGCTGGGCGCGACTCCAGCGGTGCTGCTTGGCGGTGGTCGCGGGGGAGGAGGCGACCGGAGCGACCGGTCCACTCCTCCTCCCCTGCGGGGATCGAGGCCGCGTGGCGGCCTTCGACTTACCGGGGACAATACAGACTTTTTCGCGCCTGTCAATACCCCGTCACAGGCCGGCTTCTCGCGCCTCCTGCACGCCCTGGTCGAACGCCGCGACAGGGTCGACGGGGCGGCTGGGGTGGATGGCGCCACCGCCGGCAGCCCCGGTCGTCGCAGACGACACCCGCACCGGCTGCTTGCCCGGCCGCGGCCGCTGCGCCGGCGCCTGGGGGGCGGGGGCGTCCGGCAGGGCGAGCTTCTCGTACATGGCCCGGGCCTTCGCCACCCACTTGTCGGGCGGCAGCGAGGCCAGCGTCTCGTTGATCGCCTCCTGCAGGACGGCCATCTTGCGGGTGAACGTCGCCTCGCCGTCCCGCTTCTTCAGCTCCGCGCCCAGGCCGCTCAGGTCCGCCAGCGCGCGCCGCTGGGCCTCGGTGGCCATGCCGTCCTGCTGCTGCCGCTCGCGCTCCTGCTGGGCCCGCGCCCGCGCATCGCGCAGGGCCGCCATCTCCTGGGCGTCGGCCTCGTCCAGCTCACCCTTGCGCACGCGCTCCTGGAGATCCGGGTGCTGCTTCAGCGGGTCGTAGTGCTCGGAGGGATTGCCGAGAAGCTGGTCGAAGTAGGCGAGCTGCTGGACGAGCACCTCGCGCGCCCCGCGCCACGCTTTCTCGTCGTTGCTGTTGGCAGCGGCGATGATCCCCACCGCCGTGGCGAACTGCTCGGGCTTCGCGCCGATACGGGCCATCTCCTCGTCCCAGCGGAACTGGTCCTGCGCCGCCTGGATGGTGAGGGCCAGGCCCTGCTTGCCGCCGAGCTTGGCGACGGTCTCGAGCACCTCGTCGCCGCCGGCGCGTTCGAGCTTGTCGCTCAGCTCGCGCACCTTTCCGCTCAGCTCGCGGAAGCGCTGCTCGGTCTTGCCGTGCAGCCTCAGCGCCTTGACCTCGGCGTCCTCGGCGGCCTTCGCGGCCTCGAGCTTCTCGCGGGCGGCCTTCTGCTCGGGGGTCTCCTCGCCGCCACTGCCGTCGTCGCCGGCCCCGTCGTCGCCCTCGTCGCCCTCGTCGCCCTCGTCGTCGGCGCGCTCGTTGACCGGCGGGGCCGGCACCAGGGAGCCGTCGTCGCCGCTGGCCTCGGCCTCGCCCTCGTCGAACGCGGCGATCGCCTGCTGCGCGATGTCGTCGGTAGTGGTCTCGACCTCGGGGTCGGCCGCGGTGTCGGGCTGCTGCCCGGCCTTGATCTCGTCGTCGCCCGGGGCGGGCTGGTTCTGGTTGCTCTGAGGCATCGCCTCTCTCCTTACTCGTAGATGCCCAAGACAAGGGCGATGAAGATGAAGCGCGTGCGCTCGTCCGCCTGCTTCATCAGATCCGACCACTCGGCGTGCTGGTCGATGTAGACGGCCGGGTAGTTCTGGTACTTCAGCACCTGCACGACATCGCCTGCCAGCGTCGCCGCAGCCTGGCTCTCACTCAGGTTGAAGGTGGCGCTCACGGGGAGCGCCACCATCATGACCCGGGCCGCCACGGTGGCGATGGCCTCCACCACCTGCTTGTGACCCATGTCCCCGGCCATCAGTTCAGCCCCTTGCCCTTGGCCGAGGCCGGCGAAGCAAAGACGCCGCGACGCTCGTCGAGCAGCTCGGCGACGTGGTCGGGGCTCGCGTCGACGCCCATGCTGGCGAGGCCGGAGATCACGTCGAGCCTCTTGGCCGACAGGTACTCGCGCGCCTTCTCCAGCGCGAACCCGGCGTCGTCCAGCGGGATCGGGGCGAAGATCTGGCCGAGCGGCGTCCACACCGAGATGCCCAGCGCATGCTCGTCGTCGGCGAGCGACGCCTCCATCTCGCTCTTGCTCGGGAGCGAGGCGAGCGCCTCCTCGATGCCCAGCAGCAGCCTCATCGAGCTGTGCGCCATGTTCAAGGTCTTGATGTCCATGCTGGTCTCTCTCATTGCATTCGCGGCGGAAGCTCAGAGGGCGCCACCACGTCGCCCTGCGGCATCGTCGGGTCGGTCGCCGGCGGTAGCTGCTCGGGCAGTGTACCACCAGCGGCGGGGGGCGCCATCACCGGCATTCCGGTGGCGGGGTCGACCAGCGGCGCCGGCTGTCCCGCCTGCGGGAGGATGCGCTCGATGTCGAACCGATCGTCTCCGGCGCGGATGAACGTCTCCTCCAGGAGCGCCTCCAGGCAGCGAGCGACCTCCTCCGGCGGCGACATCCGCAGCTGGCCGATCTGCATGATGAGGTCGCGGGCCAGCGGCAGGGTCGCTGCCCAGGCCTCGCGCTGCGCCGTGGTGTTGGGCTTCCCGGTCGTGCCGGCAGCGATCTCCACCTTCACGAGCAGGTCGAGGTCCTGTACGTCGACCTGGGGCCAGATCGCCTCGGGGCCGACCATCTCGGCCACGTCCTCCAGCGACAGCATCTGCAGCAGGATCTCGGCGTGGTAGTTCGCCAGCGCAGTGAGCCGCTCCTCGATCCGATCGCGCATCGCGCCAGTGCGGGCCTGGGTGCCGGCCTGCTGGATCTCGGCCTCGGTCGCGGTCTTCGCGACCTGGACGGTGCCCGACAGCGCCTCCTGGATGCCCCACATGGTCTCCAGCTCGCTGCGCACCTCGGACAGGTCGAACAGCGCCGGGTCGATCCTCGGGTACTGCATCTCCCAGATGCTGTCCTTGAGCGTGGCCCCCTCGACCGCAGGCTTCAGCGGGATGTACTCACCGTATTCTCCGCGGGCGATCTTGTTGATCTGCTGCGCGGTGTGCGCGCGGGCATCGAACGCCATCTTGGGCTTGATTCGGCGGCGCAGCTGCGCCTTGCCGGAGCGGGTGCGCGCGTACTCGTCGACCAGCTTGTAGCTGCGCAGCACCAGCGACTGCGGGTGCCGCTCGTTGTCCACCTCGTGCAGGGCGCACGGGAAGAACGGGTAGAAGCGGGTCGTGGCCACATTCGGCGGGCCGCAGTCGAGGCACTTCTTGACGCCACGCACCAGGTCGTAGACCAGGCTCTCGTCGCCGCGCCACAGTTCGATGTGCTGCACGAAGCAGTTGTACTTGCTGTCGCTGCTGCCGACGCCGCTCGGGAGATGTCCGCGCGAGTAGCGGCTGGCCATGGTGGGATCGATGTCGGTGCGGGCCTCGGGCGTCTCGTTGCGCTCCTGGCGCGAGGTGGGCTTGTTGACGTGGAACAGCTCGGCGGCCTTCCATTCATCGTCGGTGATCCCCGCGTCTCGCCACTTCGCTTTCGCGTGGTCCAGCGGGATGTAGTTGATGTGCGCGATCCAGGTCGCGCCCTCGATGTCGATCAGGCTGGGAACGTCGACCGACACCTGGATGTGCTCGCCCGGGACGAAGTCCACGAACAGGCCGCGATAGACCAGCTTCTCGACGTGCCCCTCCAGGCCATGCAGCTGCGCCTGCAGCTCCTCCTGGCGCGCCTCGAAGTCGTCTGCGGCGCCGTTGCTCAGCTCCTCCTGGAGCTGGGCGCTCCTGGCCAGGTTCTCCTGGATGTCGCGCTTGCGCTGGGCGATCTCCGGGTCGGTCTCGTACCGCTCCTGCCACCCGGACTTCAGCCAGCCGACGCCGATGGTGAGCATGCTGCGCACCCAGCGCTCTGCCGCGCGCTTGAGGCCCACGTCCCTCCAGCAGCGCGACAGCACCTTCTGCATGGTCTCGGCGAAGACCTTGGCCTCGGCCTTCGCCCTCCGCCCCACGCTGTCCGACGGCGAGCACGCGACGTCCGGGTCACGCGCGTACAGAAACGCGACCATGATGTCGATGTAGGTGCCGATCAGGTTGACCGACACCTCGAAGTTCGAGTCGCCGCGGGCGTAGAAGCGGCAGAAGGCGTAGTCCCGCCTGGCGTTGTCATCGAACTCCCTGGCGGCGTCGATCTCCTCGAACAGCCGCTTGACGCGCTCCTCGCTGACGGCGTAGCGAACGGGCTCCGGGGGTTGCTGTGCCGGCGCAGCGGGCGCGAGCGGCACCCCGCCGGTCAGGGCGGCGGACGGCGGCGGGGGCGGCATCTGGTCGAACGGGGTGCTCATGGCCTCAAACCTCGGTGTAGCTGCGGCGGTATTCGGGATCCTCGCCCTCGTCCTCGTCGGAGAAGGCGAAGTGCTCCTCGGTGAACGGCTTGATTGTACGCGGTTCTGGGCGCTCGTCTCGCGGCTCGGTGGCCATCAGCTCGATGCCGCGGGCCAGGATGGAGCAGACGTCGACCATGTCGTCGACCCTGCCCTTCTGGCCTGTGAATGAGCACAGCTGCTCGACCAGGCGGTTCCCCCACTCGTTGTTGGGGATGTGGACGATCAGGTCGGACGCCAGGGCGACGAAACCCATCGCGCGCTCGACCTTGCTGTTGACGCTGGCGATGGGGGTCCGGACGGCCATGCACCCCTTCTCCCGCAGGGACTTGGACACCGCCTGGCGGGTCGCCCGGTAGATCGGCCCCTTCTCCTCGAAGATGCGCTCGACCTGCCACTTCCTGCACAAGGCCACCATCGCCTCGATCCAGCCGTCCTTGCCGCCGGGCTCGACCTGGCCAGACCACCAGTCCACCGCCCACAGCTCCCGCTCGCGGTCGATGCCCCAGACGCCCAGCTCGGTGAAGTCCGGCTCGGTCTTGACCTCGGGGTCCTCGACGTCCGTGGTGGCATAGTCCGTCGCCAGGTAGTAGCTCATGTCCGCTGGCTCGTCGCCAGGGTTGTACCGCTTGAACCAGACGCGCTTGAACAGCAGGCCCGCGACAGTGCGGAGCTTGCCTTCCCAGATGTGCATGTACAAGTCGTGGTTCGCCCGCTTGAGCTGCTGGCGCTCGTCCTCCAGCACCTCGTTGTACCAGGGGTTGTCGCGCCAGTTGATCTCGATGTCGAGCATCTTCTCCGGCGGCACCCAAGGCGAAACGAAGGTCCGCTGGTAGACCGGGTCCGACTCCAGTTCCGGGTTCCAGCTCGCCCAGATCTCGGACCCCGGGCGGCGCACGGTCGGCGTCAGCAGCTGCCAGCTGCGCTCTCCGATGGTCTGGGCCTCTTCCATCCAGGCGATGTCGCAGGCCTCGAGCGACTTGAGCGCCGCGGCGGTGTGGTCCTTCAGGCCGTGGAAGGTGAACTCGCCGCCGAGGGCGGTGATGATCTTCGTGCGCTGGCTCTCGAAGTAGTCCTGCAGCCCGTACTCCTGGATCAGGTCGTCGAGCAGGCGCTTCACCGAGCCGTCGATGGACTTCATCACCTCGCGGCAGCAGGCGACGCGCAGGCGCTCCCTGGACGCGCCCAGTGCCAGCAGCGCGCGGGCGACCGTGTGGGACTTGCCCGAGCCTCGGCCGCCACGGATCGACTTGTACCGCCGCCTCTCGGTGATGAGCGGCAGCAGCTTCTCGGGGATCTGGAGGTCGATCACCCGCCCAGGGCCGGATCCGTCAGCCATTGCCTCGGCGCTTGCGATTCACGGCCTCGACGGCCTTGTTGACAGCACGACGCGCCGCGGCAGCCGGCTTGGCCACCGCGGCGCGGATCTTCTTGCAGGCCTTGCAGGGCTTGTTCATCGACCCTGATTTCGCTCCACGAAGGCGATGTGGTCGTCGACCGCCTGCTTCGGGCCAGTCACCTTCACCATGCCCGATGGGGTGAGGACGAGCCTGACGAACTGGGGGTAATCGGGGACATCCGGCTCCTCGGCCTCCTGCTCTTCGGCCGGGGGCGGGCTGGCCCCCTGCGGCGGCGGCCAGACGACCAGGTCCTCGCGCACGTAGCGGACCAGCTGGCCCCTGACCTCCGGCAAAGGCTCCTTCGGGCCGAAGGCCACGTCAACCATGCCGTCCCCATAGACATGCACCGCAACCACGTCCGGCGCCTCGGACTTCACCCTGACCTCGAACTCGGCCAGGTTGAGGTGATCGACCCGGGTAAGGTCGTTCAGGCGCTCCCACTTCCGGACGTGGCCGGCGATGCCCAGCCTCGGGCGGAACTCCAGCGTCTTCCCCTCCAGCACCGCCTGCAACAGCGGGATGGCCTGCTCTGCGTACTCTCTCAGGTTCATTCCTCTCTCCTCGGCGCTTTCACGCCCGTGATCTTGATGACGGCGGGCTCCAGCTTCCCGCCATTCGGCCCCGTGTGCTCCGTCCTGGCCAGCTTCGGGATGTGGTACTCCAGCGCACGCAGCATGGTGTCGGTCGCGCCGCCCGGGTCGGGGCGCAGCACCCACTGCACGATAGCACCCTCGGGCAGGCTGCCGGACATGATGTCGGCCAGGCTCGCCGTCAGGACCTTGCCGTCCTTGCCCCGCATGCGCCGCAGGACCTGGGCGGACTTGCCGCGGCCCCGGGTCACGGCGTCGGGTGGAGGCTCCTCCCCCTCCACCTGGGGCTGCCACAGCTCCCACAGCTCGGCCACCCCGTAGGCCGACGTGCGCAGCCACCCCTGCAGCTCGTGCGTCATGCCGTCGGCAAGCATGGCGATGGCCTCCTTGGCCTTCGCGGTCGCCTTGTTCTGCGACCCCTTCGGCCTGCCCCGGCCCGCGGCTGGCGGCTTGGGCTTTCCTGTACTCGCCGGTTTATTTTTCACTACTTTACTGGCCATGCCGGGATTCTATACCGGTCGGTGCAGTATTGCGCGAAGCCTCGGCGAAGCCGATCAGCTCCCGGGCCAGCTGACCCTTGGCCTCTGGGTCGCGCAAGCTGCGCCAGAACTCGTGTCCCATCGTCGCCCGCACCAGCCGCACCGGCTGCCGCTCCCCCTCGAACACCTTGGGCACCAGCGCCCACAGCTCGGCCGCCAGCTCGTCGGGGAAGAGGCGCAGCTCCAGCTCCAGCACGCGCTCGCACTTGTCCGTCATCAGCGCCCCGGGCAGGTCGGTCTCCCGTACGTGCCGGTCCCATGCCAGCTCGGGGCACAGCCGGGCCTGGTCGCCGGTCAGGGTGATCTTCATTGCTGTACTCCCCGGTTCAGTATTGCAGCGCGCGCTGGCCGGTCAACTGAACCGGCCAGGCCACCAGCGCGCCGGGCGCCGCCGATCGTGGCGGCCGCGCCAGCTGCAGATCGCGCTCGTCAGGGCAAAGAACCCCGTGAGCCCGATGCACAGCGACGCCGAGACCAGCACCACGGCCGCCAGGAGGATGACGGCCATGTCGACCAGGGTGGCCGCTGCCATGTAGTCCATGAGCGAGCACATGGTCAGCGCCCCCTGGAGCCGGAGAGGACGCGGGCCTTCTGCTTGTTCGCCCGCTCGATGCGCTCGATGGCGGCGGCCTGGCGCTTGCGCCTCTCGCGCAGCTGGCGGGCCGCCTCTTCCTTGTTCGCCTTGATGATGTAGCTCAGGTCATGCATTTGTCTGGCCTCCTTTGGCCTGTTGTTGGTCAGTCTTCGCGGCGTCGAGCGCCGCCCACTCTCCGCATCCACCGCGCGCCTGGTCGATGACGGCGTCGAGCTCGCCGCAGTATTCGGGATCTGCGGGGCGCTTGGCAATGGGCCCGACCACGCGCAGGGCGATCACCGCGTACGCCTTGTTTACGATTTCCTCTGCCACCATGCGTTCGCGCAGCCACCGATACCGCTCCGCATCCGCCCGCAACCGCTCGATCTCTCGCGCTGCCGCGTGTTCTCGCTCGCTTTTCGGTATGCGCGAGTCGAGCAGTTCACGAATCAGCTCGCCATGCGGTCGCGCGGCCTTTTGTTCAACGTCAGCGGCCATTGTCGGAGCCTCCGGGATGGGCGGCGGCACGCATGGCGATTGCCAGCTCCACCAGTCGCGGGGTATGCGCGTTCGGCGCGCGGATGGCGAAGGCGAGGCGTTCCAGCGCGTCGGCGGAATTGCGCAACGCCTCCGCCAGCCTGTCGGCGCGGCGGCGCTCGTCGGAGTAGGCGGAGCGCACGGCGTCGCTGCACGCAAGCGCCGATCCGCGATGCGCGATCACGCAGGCGGTCCGCTCGTCGTACTGCTGTTGAAGGCGGCCCACCTCTTGCGTCAGCCTCTTCGCCGCCGCCAGCAGCTTGTCGGCGCGGGCTTCGGCCCGCTCGGCGCGTTCGTTTCGCCAGTACAGGGCATTGCTTGCGCGGATAGCCAGCACGCGCAACGGCTCGCCATCTGTTCTGGCATCCAAAGCGCCGCGCAGGACTTTTGCCGCCTCCGCCGACTCCGCCCGCAGCGCCTCGATCTCGGCGGCCTGTGCGTCCGACCCATCAGCGGCTGCGGGATGCTGTGGCGCGGCGTATAGGGGGCGCGGCTGCTGGCCTGGGAGGCAGCGCTCCAAGCACCAGTAGAACGACCGCGAAACGTCACCTCCCGGCGTAATCCACGCCTCGGGCTGCCGATGGGCGAGGGCGTCCAGCGCATCTTCCACGCCGTCATATCCGGCAGCCTCCGCCCGCCGCTGCCACTGGCCGATCAGGGACTTCCATCGGTCACCGCCCACGGGGGCGCTCGATTCGCGCCGCTCGATGGCGTCCAGCACCATGTCCTCGGCAGCCCCCGCGGGCGCGATCGCCTGCCGCTCAATGTCCGCGAACGTCTGCATCGGCCCGATCGGGACGCCCTTGTACGTCAGCTGCGCCTCGGCAGGGGGCGTGCTCTGGGGC